GATTACTGGGAGTTCCACCCTCCTGGTTGGCAGGAGTCTCTTCTGGTACGCCCGATTCGACAACAGGAGCGGCGGCCTCCTCGACTCCTATCTGCTGTTCGTCTGCCATGATGTCTTCTCCTTGCCGCGCCTGTTCCGCGATGTCACCCTGCGGCGACCAGGGAGTAAACGCCCGAATATACGAAAAGCCCGTCCACGGAGATTCCTCCATGAACGGGCTTCAGTGTGTGCCGAACAACCCGATGCCCTACTCTACGTTGGTGACTATCACAACCTTCTGGATGGTGTCAAGCGTTTTCTTCGCTGGCCGAAAGGTTTCAAGTTTCGTCACGTTCGCGACCCCACCCTCGACGCAATTGATCTGCACATACCCCGTAAATCGAGGGGGAAGTTCCTGCATGACTTGGACGACCCAGGCTGGCGCAATCATTCGTGTGGACTCCGTGATGGTGACTTGCGAGTGGCGCCTGTAAAAAAGATCATGGGATTCCGCATATTGATCCGCAACGTCGGACGGGCTCGACGTCGATCTTCCAAGTCACGCGGATGTCCTGTGGAGAAGGCGGGCGTGCCCTTTTTATTCCCTGCTGATCCCGTTCGTCCTGTCTTCGCGGCCATGGTGGTCCTCCTGTGTGTGCGCCTGTGGGAGGGCAAGCACCCCAATAAGTGCCTGCCGCCTCGCCCACGCCTGTAGGTACACCTCATACGACGGGGCTAACGTATCAAGAAACCGTGACTCTGCACTCCGAATCTGTGTGGTGATGATGGATGTCAGGAGCGTCCAACACTCACTCTCCCGACCCTCTGTGAGGAGGGCCGCCAACGCCTGATGATCTGACGATTCCGGTTCCTGTGGAGCGAGTGGGGTTGAGTGTAGTTGTCTCCACGTATTCCATCGACGATCCATCTGTCCGCTACCCTCCTATTGGCCTCTGCGGTGTTTGTCCTGCTTCGGCTGGTGTCGCCAGACTCAGACTCGTGGCCTGTGGAGCGGGGGGACCCGGAGGTGGCCCGGGTTGTCCTTGTGGCATCATGCCGCCCCCGAGGGACGACTGCGCTTGCTGGGCCACTTGTGCGAGTTGCGCCTGTTGCTGCATGCGTTGCACGGCGGCCATGACCCGTTTGAGATAGGCCCCAAAGAGTGTGACCTGTTGGGGTGTCAGGACCCCGAATAGATCGGAATGCAGGAACTGTGTCAACGTCTCCGCATGGGTTTGGAGAGGTTCTGCTGGGTTGACCTCCTCCGGCATCCGGCCTTCAAGGATCATGGAGATCGCCATCTCTGCGGTGAGTTTTTGACTCGTCCCCACCCCAGGGGGCCGCTTCAGGAACTGATCGGGATTGGGTTCATCGAGCGTTTCGATGTACCGGCGCATGGCACGATAGAGTTCCTCTGGCCCCGTGAGTTGGGCTTGAAGCATCATGGGGTTCGACAGAATCTGAACCAACGAGAGCGCGGCCTGTTGCTTGACCTGTGGATTGGCATTGAGGATCGTGGCCTTCCACTGGAAATGGAATCGTCCCGCTATCTCGTCACGGTCCTGAATACGGTCAAATCGCTCCTGAGACTCCGGCACACCGAGGATCCGGTATTCGGTCGCCGGAGGGAGATACTGCTGCAGCAGAGCTAACCCTTGATCCCAGACCCGAGACAACCCTTCCATGAGTCGCCGGAGAATCCGTTCACTCCGCATATCCCCCTGATTCATCACCGACGCCATATTCCCGGAGGTTCGAAGGGCTGCCGATTTGCCTTGAGGAATCCCCCCAAACGCGAGGGCGCTCTGCATCGTGAGTTTTTCGAGAAACTGGTTGAGCAACGAGAGTTCATTGAAGACCCAGGATCCGCCCGCCGTGGGGAGTTGCGGGAAATAAATATCGGTGCGAGGATCATCCACGGGATACCCCTCTCCTGGATTGAGCTTCAGGATATCCGATTTGAGTCCAGAGGCCGCCCGGTAGAAAAAGAACGGCATGTTGCTTAACACCCCGGCATCGACGCCGAAGTTAAACATCGTATTCATCAGGTCTTGTGACCCCTCCACCAACTCAGGAAACCCGATGCCATAGTAACGATTGGTGACGGGGAAGAGGTCGATCTTCTCAATAGGACGCCTGGCCCCATGCGGACCCGGCGGAACAATCTCCGTGAGGTAGCGCGCCCGTGCGAGGCGTCCCTCCGTGAAGTCCTTGTCACAGAGAATCCAGAAGATCACGTCCTCTTCAAGCCCGTCGTCATTGACATCATACCGATCATAGACCTCTAGGACTTGGACCGACCCATGGACGCCTTCCCCTTGTTGACTTTGGATCCCTTCCATCTCGTCTTTTTGGAGTTTGGCCTCCGTCGTCTCCTCGGTCATGCCTTGGTCACTCCACCCCTCGCAGACCGTCAGATCGGCCTCGCTGAGGAGATCATAGATCCCCTGGCGTTGGCGGCGACGGATGGTATCGAGTGACGCGGCACACAGGCGAGTGACGTGGTGGGCTCCCCGAGGATTGCTCTCAGACGGGGGTTGTGGATTCGTGCAATTCGCGGGGACCACAATATCTTCCAGATCCTCGACCGACAGTCCTAAGTGATCGAGCCTCAGGTCGCGCTGTTCAATGACTTCGAGATCCCCGTCCACCCCCTGATAGACTTCCAGGTCCACTTGCCCCCCCGGGGTCTGCACGGTAAACCGATGGCCCGTGCGGTTGACCACGAGGGTCTGTTCTCCGTAGAGCACCACAAATTGCTGGTAGAGATAGGTGAGGAGTTCCGCGCCATCTGGAGGAGCAGGGAGTCGGGTAAAGAGTCGAGTGGTCTGGAGGCTGCGTACCCAGGGAATCATCAGATGGACCGTCCCATCCACGACGAGATTTTGAATGGCATCAGCAAGGATGCGTTCGGCGCCAGCGCACTGAAAGAATTCGTAGTCAAGCAGATGGTCAATACGATGTTCTTTTTGCGCATCCTGTTTCTGATTGGCCTTGGATTGCATCACTGGACGCTGACTCATCACGGCATTATACAGGGCATCCTCAATCCGTTGGCAGGTATACATCGTAATTGGGAGATGCGCGTGACTCGCGTCTCGAAACTGCCAGGACTTCGGTTCCACCCATCCCCGATACTTCGCATACTGACGAAGATGATGCTCCATCCATTCGCTGCGGTCTTGGAGATCCTGACGAATACGCTCCAACACCGAGTCCACCACCTCCTCAGCCGAGACCTGTATGGAGCGTGTCGAGCGCTTTGGCAGGGTAAATGGTGGTGGAGGAGGAGGGACGTCTGTCGTGTGTGCGTTGAGTGTGGGCATCGCTTATCCTCTTCCCAACATCGCTACTCCGTTGTGTGTCGTGGGGCTGTGGTGAGAGGGATCATGCCGCTCCTCGATACCGAAGGACCTCATGCCCGGTCTGCAAACCCCGATAGGTGGGATTCGCCATCGCCAGGTAGCGACAGGTATCAGGAAAATCTTTGTGTTTATCCCTGGGAGTTTGTTTGGGTTCTTTAAACTCGTGATTGCGGGTCCATTCATCCCAGGTAAAGCGGCTCAAGGCCGAAATCGTCTTCTCGCACCGGTCGAAGATCTGCCACCGAGGACGTTGCGTCAGGGGGTCCGGCCGCAGCGCCTCATTAAACCTGTCTTTCCCCACGGTAAAGTTATCATTCGCCAGGGTACAGCGCAACCCGATTTTATCGAATTCCCGTCGCAGTGTCCACCCCTGTTCCATCTTATCGTTGCGACTTTCCGCCGCATTCGGATCAATGAGTCGCAAGACAGGCTGGAGATCATGTCGCTCCTCATACATCTCGATCGCGGCCTTGACCTCGTAGGCCGTCCCTGTGGCTTCACATTCTCCCACCTGTATCCACTGATCCTCTTCATCCACCACCGTCCACGTAATCGCGCACGGTTTCCTGGGATGCGGATCAATCACCATCACCACCGGCCACCGACTCGGCCAGGAGAACGGTGCAATGACATGAGTAAACGGCAGCAGATCCCCCTGGAGGCACGCCGGACACCGCCCCCCATCCATGGCCGTTACGGGTCGATCACACGTCAGACACCATTGCCTGGTGGTGGCCCCCGTAAACAGCGGGTGAATAAGCCCTGAGAGATGCAGGAACTTGCCGTAGAACCGGACTTGCCGTTCCTCATCCGTGAGACCGGAGGCAATCCATCGGAGTTCTTCCGAACCAAGGATGCGATTGTGTTCCGTAAAGAATTCAAAGGCCGCGATGTCCTCATGGCCCGTCATGCCGGGTTGATACAGTTGATCGTAGACCCAGGAGGCCGCGACGCCAGAGGCTTCTGTTGGAGGGGTCATGGCGGTCATCAGCTGACCGCCGGTGTCGAGCAAGCGCATCCGACATTCCTTGTAGTGCCCCTCTGGTGGCAACTCATCAAAGAACGTCACGTGAAAACTTCCGCCCGCCATTTCTTCCACGTCCTGCTCGTAAGTATTGAAGTGAAAACACCCGCCATCGGCAAGCGTCAAGGTGTTGTACTTCTCGCTGTAGGCTTTACTCCACTCTCCCCCTCGTAAACACTGACGGGGAATCCATCCCCAGTGGCCCCGATCACTCCCAGGCACACCCGGCCCATTCCACCGCCAATATTGGAGCTTGGGCTTAATGACCTCTTCAAGTTTTTTGATGGACTTACACAGTACCCGGGCCCGGATGGGGCGTCGCTGCAGCTTCTGCGCTGGATACGTCCCCTTCAGACTGTACGGCACGACCCCTGTGGCTTGGATCACCAGTTCCGCAAGCGTCGTATCCGACTTCGCGCTCCGATTCCCCCCAGAGATCAGTATCTCTCGCTTCGTACACCCATGAAACTCAGCCGCCTGTGCTTGCACCGGTTCATAAAAGAGAATCGCGTTCTCCTGCCGGCGCTGCTCCCAGGCCGAGGTCAGACTATTCGCCTCCCCGACCAACGTCTCTAATGGGAGTGACGCGAGATACGTCTCCGCCTCTTCCTCACTCAGCTCCGCAATCGTGTCCAGCAGGGGCCGCTCACTCACGGGTTACCCCCCCTTCTTCGATGGCCGCCCCTTCGTCGTCTTGACTCGTGGAAAGACTCCCCAAGGACTCCCCGTCTTTGCCATGTGTTCTCCTTGCTGTGATGGTCTACTCCTCGCTCCGTCACTGTGCTAGGCGGAGCGTAGGTGTCGAGTATCCGGCAACGTCTGTGAATGATTCCTACGTCGTATTCGATCTCGTTCGATTGCTCGGGCATCGGATAATCGTTGGATGATCACGCATTGATCGGTCACAGGCAGTGAGACAACGTGGGCTGTCACCCATTCGATCGTGGCGTGTTCATTCGAAACCCTGATCACTTGCCATCCTAACCGTGTTAAGAAGTCATCCCGGCTTTGATCGTAGGCCCGTTTCTGCTTATGGGAAGAGCCGTCTATTTCAAGCACGATATTCCGGTTGGTGAGAAGAAAATCAACGATATATCGACCAATAACAACTTGAGGCATGAATGGAATACGGAGATATTTCAGTGCGTGGAAGATTCGCTCTTCAGCTTCAGTGGGTTGTTGTTTCATATAATCGGCACGTCCCCTTAAGAGACGTTCACGTGTATTTGCTGCTCCTTTCGGAGCGTAGGATTTTTTTCGTCTTGCTTTCGACCAGGACGCCGATCGTGTATTCCATGTCCCCTGAAGAAGCCGTCCCATGATTTCCCTTTTCCCCCCCACGCTGTAAGGAAGTATTTAATATACACCC